AGCCATGACGCTTCTTGGACGGAATGGGCTCGCGGCTGTCTGCCCTAGGCTATTAGGGCGAGAGGCAGCAACCTGTTGACGGCGGGTCATTCCCGACGTTTCAGGGGTAGGTGCTGGTGATGCTGGCGCTGGTGATGCTGGCGCTGGTGACGATGGCGCTGGTGGGCCAAATGCTTCTGGCGCTAGTGGGCGAGCGGTATTACCACGACGGCCTCCCGGTCGGTTAGGTAAGGTACGTCCGCTACTCTCAGGGCGTCCCGGTACGGTCCTACCGCTTGACTCAGGACGTACTCCGTCTGGGGCGGTGCCCGCAACTGCTTCTAATGTTGACATAGTATCTGGATACTGCTCTTGGTTAGCGTAGTCGTCAATAGTAACTGGCTGTGGTGCGCTACCCGGTCGACCGGGTACTGTCCTACCACTCGGCGCTGGTCGTCCCGGCACCTGACGGCCAGTGCTATCAGGACGGAACAACAACTGACGCTGTCCGGGGATTTGACCGCTAGGTTCTTGCGGGGCATCTGCTTGTGGGGCCTGCTGTGCTACTGGGCCTGCATCAAACAACTGCCCTTGGTCTCCTTGGTAGAAACCTGAAGTATCAGGTGTTGGAGGGGTCGCACCGGTTGGGCGTCCCGGTACCTGACGGCCAGTACTTTGTGGACGAGAAGCAGCAACCTGCTCCCGCCTAGTCATGCCAGATGTTTCAGGGGTAGGTGCTGGGGCGCTCGGCTGACCACCTGCAAACTCTGTGCCCTGACCAGAGAACCAAGGATTAGGGTTAGCAGCAATACGGCGACCACCGGGGCGGTTGGGTAGAGTGCGGCCAGAACTTTCTGGGCGACCGGGGGCAACCTGACCACCAGAGTCTGGTCGTCGTGCAGCCACATCCTGACGTCGAATGGCCCCTTCCTCTTCAGCAGACAGAGGCGTACCTAGGCTGTAAGTATCGGGAAACTCTTCCTGATTAGCGAAGTCGTCAATAAATACAGAAGGACGTCCTTGTGTACGTGATGCTGGGGGTGCTGCAAACTGCTCGCTAGAAGGTGGAGCAGCAGGAGCAGGAGACTGCTCTCCTGCTGGGCGACGCTGTGTGCGGCTAGTTGGAGGAGCCGTTGCAGGTCTTGGCTGTTCTGGGCCACCGCCACTTTCTGTGGTGTAGATAGGACCGTGCTTAGGAGGACCAGTTGGAGGTCCCCATGGCTGTCCACCCTGATTACCACCAGTATTCTTTATCGGCCTACCCCACTCATCAGTGTCTGCCCCAACAAATGGGTCGTCCCCCAAAGTAAAGGGAGTGTTACCCGTAGTATAAGTAAGGTTTTCCGATGCTTTGGGAGGTCCCCAAGGCTGCGGACCCGGCTGCGCTGGCCCGGTAGGGGGAGGCAAAGGTTGCCCGGTAGGTGCTGCGCTAGGTGCAGCGCTCTGTGGCTGCTTAGGTGCTTTGTCTGCTGCTTTTGCTTTACGTGCCCCAATGGCACCGCCGACTTGGGCGGCTAGATTCCCAATTTTGTCAAGAGTAGGGAAGTTCATACCTCCGGAACCGGGGCTAGGACGATCAAAGTTAGGTGCTACGCCTTCGGCCTTAGGGTATCTGATAGTTTCAGTCTTCTGTGAGGAAGGGTCTGTGGTGCTGAGGGGGGCGGGACCCTGAGTGTTGTACCGAGCGGTCTTTGCTACTCCACCACCAGTTTGTGGGCCGGGGCCCGACGGGACGTGCAGGAACGAGCCACCACGGGTACGACGCAACTGTCGTCCAGTACCGACGAGACCTGAGGCACCATAGCCTCCCATACTGCTGTCGCCACCGTCCCATTGACGCTGCTGATCTCTTGCTGCAAAGTAGTCGTTTGATGGATCTGCCATTACCAAGTACCTTCACTCATAGAGTTTCTGGCTGTACCAGACCAACTCTGATCGGACATGACGCTAGGCATGACTGGCATACCACTAACCCAAGAGCGATATGAAGGTGTATACCTATCGATATTCATAACTTCCATAATATCCCATTCGTTCTTAGCGTAACCGCGACGTTCAGGAAATGGATTCTGGGGCGCGGCAGCGGGACGCATAACGCGCAACTCATCAGGAGTAGCGGCGAGAGCGTTCTCAAGAGCGATGTCGACTAGGTACTCGCTACGTGTCTGCCACGGTCCAGCCATTGGTTCAGATTTCTTCCCAACCAGAACCAGCCATGCGATCTTTACTGAACATCTTGTCCAGAAGTGGCTTTGAGTCGTAGAGACCGCTCTCGTCTGGCGTAGACATTTGCTCATGCTCTTCAGCGGTGCGGGCATGTGTCATACCCTGAGCCGCTCGGGCCATGGCTTGGCCTAAGTTACGTCCATGTACAGAAGTCATAGCACGACGGGTTACGGGGTCGTCCTGATACACCTGCTTACGGGCAAGTTTTGAGGTAGGACGTGGGATACCCTGTGGGTTAGCGGGGTCTTGTTCGTTATACATTAGTTAGTTACCTCTCTTACGCGGGACGCGACCACCGTATGCCTGCTGCGCCTCGTAGCGACGTGTAGCGAGAGTCTTGTTAGGAACCCTACGGCGGCTAGAGTCGATGCGGCTATCGATGTAGCCGATATTACGCCTTCCCGGCGATTCTGCTGGGAGGTTATTAGTTCCCGGCGACTCTGCTGGAAGGTTGTTTGTTCCACGCGATTCCGCTGGGAGGTTGTTCGGTTCCCTGTCTTGGTCGTACGGGTTTGCTTGGTTATACATTAGTTACCTCCAACCGGGTGCAAGCGTCTTCAACATTGACCGACGCTGCATATCGATCTGTTCTTGTTGAGGGCGGTCAAGTCCTCGTGGAATACCACGGGGGCCTGCCTTACCGTCATTTGTGAGTCTAATAGGTTCCGCTCCGGGGGGAGCGAACTTTAGACCTTGTGCTTGAAGTTCTAAACCAGTAGTAAGATTGAACTCTTCAGGCCACAAGTAATCACCGGGGTTAACTCGTTCACCCTTGTGCACACCACGACTGTATGACCTATGGTTCTGCCGCTTGACGGCATTGAGCAACTTGTCCTGACGGCGGTTGCTGGACATCGTACCCAAGTAACCATCGGGGTGCTGGGTGTCGGGGGTCGCACCAAATGCGGCAAGACGTTGATCCTTGGCGTCTCGGAACATGGGGGAAGGTCCCAGCACTGGCTGGGACTCACCGCCAGCGGGGTCGTAGCCCCCTGACCAGTTACTGAATGTGTAATTGTTCATCGCCCACTCGCAACTTGAGTACCAGCCGTGAATGCCATAAGTTGGCCTGCCCTACCGTATCCGATCATAGATATGGGGCGAGGTCCTTCGCTGTTCTCTTGAGCCTGCTCCGCGCGTTCCTTCTCAGTTTTCATTGGATCTTGCGGGCGCTCTACCAGCATAAGTTACCTCAAACTATCAATAAACTCTTCGGCTGCGGTGGGATGGATGGGACCGATAAAGTCGGACTCTTCCATTCCCGTGTAGTTTCCATCCTCCGTAAGAACTGAGGGAAGAAGTCCCCTCTGCTGTGCGTCCTCAACGATGCTTTCGGCCCTGCCATGTACTGCGGCGTGGACTTGCTGAAACATATTGCTGCGTGACTCGTACGGGTTGTTCATAGTGTGCTCCATTTCTTAGTCTTCCCAACCTTTGCGATACGTAAACTTCTCAAAGTTATCTGAATCGTATAGGTCCTGATATCTGGCAGGAACCTTAGACAAGTAATCGTCCTCTGGTTCCTTGGTTTCCGTGTTGTTACTATCGGGTTCCATATATGTATGTTACACCATACTAGCGGTTGATGGGGTTACTGTTGGCGTCGACCGCCGCCACGCCGCTCTTCTACTGAACGAGGAGCGGGGACGGTACCACCGCCGGGGCCAGCAAGACCAAGAGCCCTGTTAGCCGCTTCGTTTGATTCACGTTCCCGCTGTGCTTGGTTCGCAGTAAAGGCTTGACGAGAGTTAGTAACTCGTCGGCCTTCACGTCCCTGCTCACCAGACTGTGTTGGGAACGATCCTTCAGCCTGACTGCGTCGCGCACGCTCCTTACCTACGGCTGCCTCAACGTTCTCCCTAGTCATAGGTAGTACTGGGCCCGCGATGCCTGGCTTCAACTTCTTGAACTGAGTAGCCGTCATTTCAAAAGCCTGATTGCGTGCCTCTCTGGCCCGTGCTGCCTCATCTCCGCCCTTTTGGATCTTACGAACCTCAGTGACACCGGTGGTTCCAGAGGTACCAACCTGCCCTGAGACACTAGTACCAATGAGGTCAGGACGCATCAAGTCTCTAATGGAATCGTCGGTCTGTTCTGACAACGCAGTAAGGGCAGCAATGTCCATGTCTCCTACAGGAACTCCCTGAACAGCAGCCTCATTCTTGATACGCCCAACGTCGGAGATTGTACCTCTAACGCCCGGAATATCGATAATAGCGGACCTTGCCTCTGTCTCCCCTTCCGCAGGAGGACGGGGGGTTTCCAGACTTTGACCCGATGCGGCGGCACCGGCAAGGATACCGGCCCCTCCCATACGAAGGATTGCTTCGTCTTGTGTCTTGGGGGCTTCTACCTCTTCTCCCTCTGGCGCGCTAACTCCGGGGGTACCCGCGCCCTCTCCGGGCATCATGTACTTAGGCATAGAAATGCCACCCTTATCAGCACCGCCTGCCGCAGCGCGATAGAAACGACGCCCACCACGCTCCAGATTCTCTGGATCGCGGGGTTCAAAGCCCACACCAGATGCAGAGTCTTGAAGAGCAGCCACTGGGTCTTCGGTGAACATCTCTGCACGCTCAATTTCTGCTCTTACGGGCTCACGAACGTTTTTGATAGCGGGGGCGGCTTCTTCCATACGAGCACGGATGGCACGATGACCACCACGAGGATCTGATGCGGGTGCACGATCTGTGAGAGGACCGCTATCAACTGTGGTATCAGGCTCATTTTCCTCAGCGAACTGAATACGGCTAACCTTTCTAGTACGGAAAGGTGACGGGAGAATAGAGACAGGAGAACCACGCATAGGCGTACCAGTTGGAGCAGGCCCCCGGCTCGAACTATCTGCTGGAGGTTCTGCGTAAACAGAACGAGTTAGGCCCTCTTTCTCTAGTTCTTCAGGGGACATATCGTACTTAGACCTGCCGCTTTCGAGTACACCCGGCGCTACAGGATTTCCAGCCTCTCGCGTATACGCCCTACCATTCGGGAACTCTTCAGTAGGTTTAGCAGCCTGTTTAACAGCCTGCTGTACGACAACGTCGTCTGGTCCTACTACGTGCTCTTTGCGGGAAGAGCCTGATCCTGTGGCGATAGTCTCTGTGCGGTCAAACACCTCAACGTTTTCGGCGTTAAACTGTGACTTACTAATGTTAGTAAGCGGTAGTACTGGCCCCTGAGTACCACTTGGCAGTCTTTCAGTAGAACGAGCCAGCGTGGTTCCCGGCTTAAAACGTACGTCAGTAATAGCGCCGCCCCGAGCGGCCTTTTCCGTATTCCATTTTGGACCCATTCGACCGGTCTTGGGGTCCATGGTTTCCCTAATGTTACCGGGGGCCAGACCCATGCGAGTAGCGATAGTCCGTGGACTCTGGTCTTCAAGACTACTCTGATACAGTGAGTCGCTGGCTTTAGGTTTAGGTACCTTATCTAGCGCCGCTGTGACTGCCTTCTCGGTGTAGGAACCTACTGAAGAATCCCCAGATGGATTATCGGAGTCGTCTTCGTGTTCTCCAGACTCTGACGTCACTCTGGATAGGTCACTAGTCAGGCCCACACTTTCTGTTTCTGGGACGTCTAGGATGTCTTTTTCCTTGGCCATGGGTACCTCCGTACACGTTACACAACAAAATTACCACACAGAATGTATGTGATATCTAGGTTTTGTGCTTGTTATCGTGTTACGGGTTTCCAAGTCATGGAGGAGATGGTCTCTCCTGTATCACCCTCAATGTCATCAAAACCGATGATGAAAGTGAGATCCAGACCTCTAGGGGCCACAAAACCACGTGCAATAGCGCACGCCTTTGTAGCCTGATTCACAGCGGAAGCGCCGATAGCCCTGATCTTGGGTGATTGCCCAGCCACTACAGCGCGGGCCACAATGGAACCCACAGACGATGGGTTACTAGATCCGGACACCTTGATTACTTCTTCTTGCTCAGCCATTAGTACAACCTTTCGTATAACAGAGTATTACGAAAGTATATTATACGTATCCGGCTTCCTTGAGGAGGCTAGTTATGTCCTCTAAACGTATTATTGCGTAAGTCTCACCAAGTGACTTTTCGCCCACTCCGGGGCGTTTTACTACCAGAATTGGGAGAGCGTTCCCCCCGACTTCCTCCTGCTGTGCCTGCGATACAGCATCATTGAGCCAGCCTGAGAGGTCGAACTTGCGCTGGTTCTTGCACTGAATGATTGCTTGGCGACGAGGGCTAGCAATGCCGTTGATGTCACCGCTGTCATACTTACCAGACAAACTAGGCCGAAAAGCCTTCTTAAAACTACGAGATCGTAAATACCTGACGATAAGCGTCTCAAACGATGTGCCTTTAGCCTTGTTCTTGTTACCCATATACCTGCCATCCTACTCCATAATAACTACTAGGGGGCGCACTCTCCACGACCCGTGTCCAAGTACAAACCTGTGGTGGTCACGAACGCCCATGAATACCACCCTTCATACAAGTCGATAACCAGTATCCCAGCAGACTCATCGTAGACAAACTCGGAGTCACTCTGACCTACAGATCGCAGACTCTTACCACCTGTCCCCACGACAAAGTGCGTGATACCGTCAACCGTAGCCCTTTCATAGTGGTGGTCATGGCCTGATAGGGCGATGGCACCCTCCGGTAGCAGGTCTACAAACGGAGCAACACCAGAGTAGTTACCGTGTACACCGGATGAGTACCGGGGGCGATGCCAGTACGCAATAACACAATCAGTAGCATCTTCCAACTTGTTTCCCAAAAACTCTGTCTGGTCGTCAGTTACTACCTCAGAATCTAATGCGATTAGGCTCCACATACCCATATCAAAGGCGTAGTAAAACTTAGACAGACCAAAATACTTCGCATAGCCCGCCGCAAGCCCGGTGTAGTACTCGTGGTTACCCGGCACCGGGTAGGTGATGTGCTTCAACTTACCCCAACTAAGGTCATACATACCCATAAAGGCGTCGTATGAGCCGTTCTCGTACTGAAGGTCTCCCAGTGCCAGCACAGCATCGGGGTTTACTAACTCTGCTAGTAGGGCAGTATCTTCGTGAACGCACATTGCCGTAGAACTGCTGGAGCAAACCATGTCTCCTACAGCGACGATACGCCTGCGCCATACCTCAGGGATGGTGGTAGTGCTTGTAGTAGACGCAACTGTGGTAGTGGTAGTGGTCGTAGATACAGCAGTGGTCGTAGGGGCAACGGTAGTCGTAGTAGTGCTGACGACTTCAGCAGGAGTAGTTACGTCAGTCGTGCATGATGCCAGTAGCACCGGCAGTATTAGCCACTTCCGCTTGACCATTCCCACTCATCTCCAGCAGGGTAAATGTTCTCGGGTCGCCCTTTGACGTACACCAACTTACTATCCCCCAGCATCAACTGGTGCTGTACACCATCGACTATCCACGGGTAGTTGATGTCTTTGGTACCAGTACGGAACTCGGTACCAATCTCGGGGGCGCTACCGATTGCCATGGATGCGGTTAATTGGTAGGTGGGCTTTCAACGGGGTGTAAGGGAGGAACGCCCCGCAGGTACCACACTTGTAGTACCTGAATGATTTACCGTTCTCTCCTAGCGAGAGATTGACGAAGCCGGGGGTACCTGACCCCTCGCAGACTACGTCCTTTGCATCATCATGTAAGAGATCCATATATAACCCTCCATCATAGTAATCAAATCATGCAACTGGTCGCTATCTAATTCTTTCCAAGATCCACCGCTGTCTTTGTCAACTCGCGGAAGCATTTGAGCGAGTTCGTAACGCTCATCGTTACTAAGACCTAACTGCTCCTTGAGAGCCATGGCCTTACGGTACCTATTGCGTACTGGATCTGATGTCATAATTGTCGTCAACTCTGCCTCCACCTACTAGGTGCGTGGTTATTTTCTACTGAGAACTTATGTTCATCGCTGTCGTAGCGTCGGAAGATCCACTGGCAGGGGTCGCTACCGTCCTCCCAACCCTCTTCTTCTTCTTCAGAAATAGGAATGCCGTCATGGGTAGCGCATACGAGTGGGCCAATCCAGCCCCTCTGCTGTCCGTAACGTACCCACTCTTCATAATCAACGTGATAGGTCATCATTTCTTACTCCAACAATGGCTCTTATAACTACAGAATTTACACATGCTGCAACTCTTGTGTGTTGCTACCACCGGCTTGGGCGGTACTACATTGGTCTCTAGGTACCCCTTGACATCCTTAATACCTTCAAGGATTGGCTCAATGAGTTCAGGAGTGTACTTAAGGTGGAACTCCTTGACCTCCTGTGAGGGCTTCCACTCGTACAAAATGATGGCGTCTTCAATACCTAGACACATCATGTATAGGTTTACCTGACGACGGTGAGTAGTGAGAGGGCGCTTGATACGTTTCCATAGATCATCTAGGCTCAGGTCCCCGTTCTCGTAACCCTCATACAACTTAGGAGCATCCCAACGGATAGTACCCAGTCCTACAGACTTGATCTCCACAACAGCCTGACCCTTAGTGTCTTCCCAGACGCCGTCAGCGTGACCGATAATGCTGTACTCCTCACTACTCAAAGGTACTTCTTTGTACTTCAAGTCGGCAGAACCGCAGTGGTCGCACCCCTCAGGAGAGGTACCAGCAAACTTGGCGTCACAAGAGTTGCACTGCCAGTTACCAAATAGACCTCCGGCTTTCCACATCCACCTCTGCCACTTGTCGTGGATGTTGTGGCCCTCAGCAAAGATGTTCATACGCCTAAGGTTCATAGACTGGGGATCACTCTCCTCAGTGTCCATGATCTTGTACCACGTTGAACGTGGGCACCAGTCGTCCTTGGCCATCTCGCTGGAGTGGAAGTGTTTGGTATCTCTATGGGAGTTGCGTTCAGCCTGCTCTATAGCGAGAGCCGCCTCTATCTTAGATAGGAGGCGATTAGTGGGCTTTGCCGTGAACTGCTCCTTGTAGTTCTTCATATACCACGGCTGTTCAGTCATCAATCATCTCCAGAAAATCGTCTTCGGTTAATACTACGTAGCGGTGACCCGCCAAGTCAATCTGCATCAGAGGGATACGCCCCTCCAACCTAGCCCTCTTAACTAAGTCGCGCATGTCAACGGACTTGATGCTGTAAGACTTAGCATCTGGGTCCATCTTGAGTTTGTTCTCAATCATGAACTCTTCTGTGCGCACGTCAGCCTTGCGTACCCACCCAGCACCAGACATAGCGTTACGGCTACCTCTGTAAGCCTTGGCAGTACGCTCCTCTTGGCGTTTCGACTTCTTACCCGAGTCACTCATTGGTCAAACAGTACGTCAGCAATTTCCTCAATAGTGTCGCTCTGCAATTCAATACGCTCTTCGACAACGTCAATCTTGTTAAGTATGACCTTAAGCAAGTCCTTAATCATACCGAGTTCGTGGGCGTACTGCTTGAGTTCGTCCCTCTTCTTAGGCATATCGTCGTACGGGTAACGACTAGGGTGGTATGCCCTACCGGAGTAGTCTTTAGGGTCGAACAATCGCCCTTGCTGTGGCATGTTCTCACTCATCAGATACTGCTCCCTCTGGTTCAACGCCTTCTCCCAAGACTGCTGAGACTGCTGCTTCTTTGAGGCGTTTCTGGAGCCCCAGATCCTGTCGAACCATGTCATAGAGTTCTTCCTTCTTGCTGGCTATTCGTTCTCCCTCAAACTTATAACGTCCCTCAAACAATTCCAGAGCGAGGGCAACGTTGACGATATCTTTGGCAACATCAAAGTCACCCTTTCGATAACCGCCTGAGTTTGCAAAGTAGAAGTCAGCCACAGCAACCTGCTGGGGGCGGTAGGTCTTGTTCTTCATGACACGCATCTTGATGCTCTGTCCGACACGGGTGTCCAACTTGGAACCCTCAGCAATCCACTCGTCACGACGTACCTCAACACGGGTGAAGTAATAATAGTTCTTTGCCTTACCACCGGGAGTTGTGCGAGGATCGCCGTACATGACACCAATCTTGTCACGCCACTGGTTGATGGCGATGAGGGTACATGACCTCTCCTCCTCAGTCAACGAACGGCGCTGAGCCTTAGCGCACTTCTTGAAGAACCGGCTGAGGATCTGAGCACCAGTAGCGACGCTGGACTCATCCATAGCCTTGTTGACCTCAGTCTCTGTGACTAGGGCGGGCAGAGAGTCGATTACGACACAATCAACAGCCCTGTTCTCTACGGCCTTGAGTACGAGTTCCAGAGCGGACTCCATCTCGTTAGTCTCAACCACCCAAAGCCGTTCAAGGTCTACCCCAAACGAAGCGGCATACTCAGGAACATACTCTTCTGCGGCTACCCACAGTGCCAGCCACTCTGGGTCTTTGGCCTGATTAGCGGCAATGGTCTTGTAAGCAATAGCAGTCTTACCTGACGACTCCTCACCCACAATCTCATTCCACTGATTAGCGGCCCAACCCCCACCAAGAGCGAGGTCAAAAGCCAGTAGCCCAGTGGACGTATGAGGTACTTCTACCTTTGCGTCGCTACCCCTGATGAGTAGATCTTCTCCGTACTTCTTGTTGATTTCGGCTGCTAGTTCTTCAATTATTGACAGTTTGTCGTTCACTTTGTTCCTTGTTGTTGTTATGACCAGTTAGTTTCCAAACCTTGAGCGAAGGCTCCGTTGTATCCACATTCAAAGCAGTGTGGGCGTGGCTGTTGACCATTGACCCTAGCCGCACCGGCACCCATACCCGAGTATGCCGTGTATCCGGTTTTACTACCGCAAGCAGGGCACTGCATGTTGCCTTCCGTACGGTGTGCTTCCCCACCTCTCCAAAGGCGCATAGCATCGCTCATACTCACCTCGGCATTAGCGTCACGGTTAGGGTCTAGGACCTGCTGACGCTCCCCCTGCTGAAGAGGTACACCTTCCATAGAGGGCTGTGGTGCCGCCTGCTGTTGTGGTACAGGCTGAGGCTGTTGAACCTGTTGGACTGGGGGCTGTGCAGGGGGCAACTTGATGCCGTACTGAGGCTGTGTGTTGCCAAGTTTCTTAGCCCACCAAGACGTACTATCGTTACTCATCTTCACCATTCTCCCGCATGATGTCTTCTAAGTTTTTAAGAAAGTCCAACTGAAGGGCGTCAAACGCCGTTTCAGATGACAACCTGATATCAGGAAGTTCTATATCTTCTACCATCTTTAAAACCTCGCTGTCAATAAGGCAACCGATAACTGAGACTGCAAAAGAGGTCAACTTGTCCAAAGTCTCAACGCCCTCATTGGCGTCGAACTTACGCTCAGGGTCCATGTACTGAGTCATCCACCACGAACAGTTAGCGATGGTCTCCCCACCCTTGCCCTGCTGTAGGGTCATCCACAGTTTGAGAGTGTCTCTAATATCATGTTCTAGAGCCTCTTCGGAGGGGGTAACGAACCCCCCTTCTTCCTCCGCAATCTCATGACCGTTCAGGGGCGACAACCTCATGTAGAAATTACGCTGTTGCATTCTGGTTTCGTCGTTCATATCAGCCTTTCGCCTCTGCCCATGAACCTGCGAAATGGGCTTCTACTTCTAGTTCTACTCCCATAATCGATGTACCGTTTCCCATGGCAGTCTCAATAATGGGTACCCAGTTGTTAACCTCATCAGTAGGAACCGATGTTACCAGTTCGTCGTGTACCTGTACCAGCAGTTTACACTTGGGGTACTCCAATGCTGAAGACACTTTCAACATCGCTTCTTTGCATATCTCAGATGCAGTACCCTGAACTATGGCGTTAATTGCCTGACGCTCAGCCCTAGCACGTTCTGCGAAGTCAGTGGATGACAGACCCGGAACTCTGCGCCGTCTACCATTAAGCGTCTCAACGTAACCTACTTTGGTGGCTTTGGTTATAACTTTGTTCTTCCAGTCTGTAAGACCGGCGTAGCCCTTGTTGTAGTTATCTACGACAACACGAGCCTCATCAAGAGATAACTGACCACCGGTAGAATCAACGAGACGCTTAGGACCACCACCATATCCCATGAGAAAGTTTGGCGTTTTCCCATAAATGTTGCGCTCCTCGCTAGTGATTTCCTCTGGGGGTTTGCCTAGAATAACACTGGCAGTACCAGCGTGTACGTCAATGTTCTCCTGAAAGATGTGTAATAGTGCGGGGTCCCGACTGTACATAGCCATGATTCTCATCTCAATCTGACTGTAGTCAGCCACTATAAGACTGTTCCCCGGCTCCGCTACAAACAAGCCACGCACACGCCCATCTCTAGGTATGTTCTGGAGGTTGGGGTCGCTTGCAGAAAGCCTTCCAGTAGCGGTACGGTGAAGGTGAAACTGAGGGTGCAATCTACCACTATGAAGCAGAGGGAGTAACCCCTCTACGTACGTGGACTTCATCTTCTTGAGTTCTGAATACTTCATCAGTAAGTCAATTACAGGATGCTGCCCCTGCAATGACTTAAGTGAATCCTCGTCAACACTGGGCTTACCCTTAGCAGTAGTCTTCTTGGGCTTAAGCCCGAGACCCCCCTCACGCTTCTTGTTGAAGAGAAGTTCTGCCTTGTGGACGTTACTGTCTGGGCTAAAGCCTATGGGAGCGTACTGTGATATCTCAGCCAACGTATTGTTAATATCAAGGTCTAGAGACTTACCAAGTTTGACAAGTTCCCTTTTGTTAACTTGGATGCCATTCATCTCCATCTGAGCCAGTACGCCCAGAGTATCCATGTCCAAGAACGTGGCCGGAATAAGTGACTCGTTGTTCTGTATGTACCTGTACAGACGCTTGTACGCCAGCCAAGCCCACCTCACGTCGTAGTGTACGTACCTTGCCGCCTTACTGAACGGCTCTGTGGTGATCGTCTTGCCGATCTTCCCATCACGATGGTAGGGGTCGAACTTGAATACACGATCAAGGATTGACGTAAGGCGGTAACTCGTCAAGTTCTCATCAACGATGTGCATGAGTACCTGAGTATCGATGTACCTACCTTTAGGCAACTGTCCACCGTAGTACTTCGCTACCGACTTACAATCGAACTTTATATTCTGATTGACCTTGACGATGTTGGGGTCCATGAACAGAGGTTCAAGGGCAGTAAACACCTGCTCTTGAGTCAACTGCTCTGGGGGCTCGGTGAAGGTAGCAGGGATGAAGTACTTAGCCTTAGCCATGCTCTCCTTACCGCTGGCCAACACCGCACGGTATCCCTCTGGTGGAACGGTCGTACCGTCTCCACGCTCCTCAGGAACCAAGACCTCACCGTTGGGGTGACCCATGGGGATAGCCCATGACCTACCTGATACGGCTATACCAATCCAGAACACGTCATTACGAAGAGTGTCAAGTGCTACGTTGCCGCGCCACTTATCCTCAATGGCCTGACGTGACCGCTGGACAACTGTCGGATGCGTGCTCTTGAGTGATGTGGACTTCTCTTTCCACTCCGCCTCTACGATGTCCATGACTTCGCTGTGTCGGTGAATGTTTCCACGTGTCTCAACGTCAAAGCAGAAGATACCCTCTTCCTTGACGGCATCGACAATTGTCGATAATTCGTCTAGAGACAGAACGACGGGGGCATAGTACCCCCGTCGCTCCGTTGTGAGATTGTCCATGGACTCAGTTGTAGTCCATTTCCTCAGTGGCGATGTCCACGAGAGTCTTACGGTTAGGGATAGGTACGATACTTTCATCGTAAGCCTGACCATTGATTGACTCAAGTTCGGAATCAGTCAGAGGAGTAATGTTCCACTCCTCATCCAGATCACGATCACGTACCATCTGGTGGTTGGTCTGTGAGGTCGGACCCTTACCACTGCGGGAGATTGCCCAGTAGTGCTTGGGGAGTGGGCCCTGACGTGGGTCCTGATGGAAGTTCTTAAGGGAGTCGATGACCCGTGGGCCGACCTCGTAAGAACGCACAACAGTCTCACCATCTTCGCTCATTAGAGCGACGTTGAACGCAAAGCGAGCGCTAGGACGATGCCCAGCATCACACAGCGGACAACCCTGAGGGTGAATGTCGGCAAGGCACGTAAAGGACTTCTGTCCCTGACGCTCTACCCAGTGCTGTCGATAGGAGGTGTACGGCTCATCCTCAAGGAACTTGACGATGACAGGCTTTTCTTCAATCTTCAGACGCTGTGCGTAGGGGCTGTCAGCCTGCTTCGTGGTATCCACGTTGCCCCACCCACGACGAATGACCCTGCGGGCATTCGTGCGGTCCAAGTCGTCGTCGGCTGGTGCCGAGGTGACGACGTCATCAATGTCGGTGTCGTTATCTGTGTCGAAACGTCCCATGTCTTTAACTCTATTCTTTGTCAGTGTGTTGGATAATTGTCAGCGATTTCTTTGCGGAACCGCTTCCAGTCAGAGTTCTTCTGACTGTTGAGGTTGCACGCTATCGCTGTTTCTACTAGAAACACAACCTGTGCTTCCGTGTAGAGCCTGCGCCCCTTGATATCCGCTCCGGGTATCTGCTCCTTGCGAGGAGGGGGCGTACGAAATGCTGCTCCGGGAATCCATCCTTTGGCTTCCCACGACCTGATAGTGACTGGCTTTCTTCCTAGCGCAGTAGCCAGAGCACCGATGCTGTAGAACTTCTTCTCTACTCCCTTGACGTTGTATACCTGATGTGAGAGTCCATTTAACCACTCGTGGGAGGCTCTGTCAATAGAGGCTCCACGATTTTTAGGCTTTGTGTTACCCGGAAAGTCCTGTACATTTTCTTCATGCTTCTGCCGCTTGCTCTTGATGTCTGGCATCTCGTTGAACAGGTCTAGTGGATCTTTCATCTGGTATCTCCAATGTGAATGCTACGCATACATTTGACAACCTTTTTGGTAGCACGGTTACGTGTCAAGCCAGTAGCGGTGAACTGCACGTTACCAACAATAGTCTTAGCCTCCCACTTAGCCAGTGACAGGCGACACGTTGATACCTCAGTAGTCATACGAGTCTTCTTCCGCAGGCTTGATAAAGGCGTAACTGACGGGGGCTTCCTTGTACAGAGACTGTACCTCTGCCTCTACATCCTCATCGTCACGATGCTCGTAGGCATAGGCCATAAGTGCATCCTCGTCTAGAACCTCTACCACTTTTGAAACCTTGTCCCAGATGCCGCGCTCCTTGGCCCACTGCTCTGCCGCATCACGGTCAAGAGACGATGCTCCCTGACGGCGCTGACGCTGTAGCAGGTAGGGGCCTACCTTGAGCCAACGGTGTCCTTTGTCGTCTTCCTCGCCGTCGGAGTCAACGTCCTTGGAGAGGGCAGACTTGATTGACTCAATCTGCTTCTTCAACGTGTCCATTAGGTTCAGGTTGTTGAGGTACTCCTGCACCAGACGTTCTTTGTTTTCAATGTCTTCGTAAGTCATAGTTGTGATTCTCTCAGAAACGAACTGAGCGTGTCAAGGGTGATGGACATATTTCCTTCGGCATCTACGTTATTGCCGTCGATAAACGCTTCGTTGACGGACTTCTTCATCTGTAGCATCTCATACTGACGCTCCTCAATGCTGCCCTGCATCACGAAGGTGGCGATGGTAACGTGGGGAAACTCAGACGACAACCTGATGATGCGTGCTTCTCGCTGTTCCAACTTACCGCTGCTCCATGGTAGGTCGTACGAGATGAGATAGTTAGCCATGGGTAAGTCGACCCCGTAACCTCCAGCATCAGACGACAAGAACAGACGACAATCTGGGTTGTTGGCAAACTCCTGCTTGGATGCGTCCCTCTCCTCGGCAGACATGCCACCCATAAACAACACGCTACTAGTCATCTTGCTTGTGGCCTTCTGAATGAGGCGCAGGTTCTCTTTGAAGAACGAGAATAGGACTACCTTGTTAGCGGGGTCTTCTCCTAGAACGTCCTCAATGTAGGAGAGGCAGGCGTCTAACTTCGGAGTCTGACGTGTGGCCTCTAGCCAACCTTGTGCGCAAATCTCTGATGCGTACTGACTACCGGATGCTGTGTCAGCGTTCTGGTATTCCAGCGCAGACTTTCTAACCAGTTCTGGGTTATCGCAAAGCATACGCAATACCGTGAGGCGAGCCATGATCTGACCCTGAGCCTCGTTGTCTGCGCCACCGTTGTAGTGCGACCACAGGTTGAAACCAGACTTCCCTTTGGTAGCGCTGGCTATCTGGTTGAGCAGGTCATTGGCGATACTTCTGTATACCTTTGCCCCGGAGGTATCAAAGGGAACGGGTATAACTTGGTGGATAATAGTAGGCAACTGATCCTTGATATCTTCCCGCGTCTTGCGTACCATGCACTCGCGCATAGTCTTGTTCATGCGGTCAAGGTTTCTATACCTGATAGGTTTGCCCCAACTATCGCGCACTATGAAGGTGCGGTCGAACAACTTAAAATCCCCGAGAACATCCTTATCTACGAACTCCATGATGCTGAACAGTTCTTCGGGGCGGTTCTCAATAGGTTGACCTGTCAGCGCGTACCTGAATGGGATGGTCTTGCCTAACTTCTTCAGCAACTTAGAACGCTTGGCTACCCTGTTCTTGATCATGGTACTCTCGTCAATGACCATGGCTTGGAATCTGCCCATCTCTGAGACGTCGTGTACCAGAGTTTCAGCGTTGACAATGACGTAGTGAGAATCCCTAGACATCTTCCATTGCTTGGACCGCTTTGCCTTGGACCCGTCTATCACGGTCAACTTAGCGTCAGTGAATTTGCCTATCTCTCTAGCCCACTGGTACTTCAGAGAGGCGGGGACCACTACTAGACAGCGGTCTACGTCACCGTACTCCTTCAACTGCTCAATGGCCCCCAAGGTAGTCGGAGTCTTACCGGCACCCATAACCATGCCCAGCAGCATCTGACCGCGCTCTACCATGCGGTCAACTGCTTCCTTCTGGTATGGCCAGAGCGTACCTTTAAACATACAATGAACTAACTGTTTCCACTCCTGAGACTATCTGAGATGTGCTCAGGTCCCCAATATCCTTAGTGTTCTCTGGATACTTCCAGTACCTAATGCCCCGTCTAAACGAGGGTAAGGCTTTCGCAAGTCTCCTAGTCTCAATTTCCCCAGCCTTGTCGTTATCTAAGGCCACGATGATGCCGTCAAACCTATCAGTAATGATATTGATCTGTCTGCTAGATATGTTAGCACCAAACGACGCGACTGCCGAGTACTCGTCTGAGCCCATAACGCTGTGGAACCTGACTACGTCTAAGGGGGACTCCACCAGTACCGCTACGGGGGCATGTGCTCTTTCTATGCCAAAAAGGGTGTCTCCTTTATGCACTCCCTCTGGATAATTACGCACCCATCCGACCTTCTTCAACTGCCACCCCCACAACTCTCCTAGGGGGGACACGATAGGTATTACGGTTGCCTTGTTCTCTGAGTCCCACCTGATGCCGTAACGGTTAGCGGTTTCCCTGTCTAACCTCCTGTTGTGTAACAACGAGTCAGGCAACATTGACATACGACTGTACTGACCCCAGTCAACATGGGGGCGTTCCTCCCTAGTCTCCTGTTCTTCCGATGTAAGACGCTGTAGACCACTGGTAATGAGGTGGCTCTGGATAGTCCAGAGGGCGGAAGGGTCGTCGGTAAGTTGACTAATCAGCATTGACAGGTTGCCACGAGCACCACATGAGAAGCAATACCACAGGCCGCTGTCGGAGTTGAGGTACCACGAATAACGAGAACTCTCGCGACCCTTGGTCAGGTGGTGTACAGGACAGCGACCATTTATCTCGTCGTTCTGTACTCGCCGTACCTCTACGCCTATACCAGTCAATACCTCAGTCAGATCGTCCGTGTGACTCATTTTCCTTGATTTCCTCACGAAGTTTCCTGATGTACTGAGCCGCTTCTCTCAATAGGGCAATCTCTGGGGTACTCATCGATGCGTACTCCAGACGCTCAACTATGTCCATGTCAGTCGAATGATGGGTCAACTTCATCAATCTCCGATACCTCTTCAAACTCCATTGTCTGCCAGTCCCACTTTACGTGGATTTCAGCGTGGGGGGCAGTACGCGCCTCCACCACACGAATGATAGCCTGATCGTCAAGGTCAGGGTTGCGTTCCACACCGAGCACCAAGTCAGCGTCCTGTACAAACGATGACGTATAACCGATGGAGTCGGCAGTAATGGCTCTTGTGCGCTTGTTGTTCAACTTCCACGACAGTACCTGAGATGTACCTACGACTGGTATGTCAAACCTTTGAGCCAGCCTCTTCACCCCACGAGTGATGTTCGTGAGTGCCTGAGGGGAGCCTTTGGGTTCACCATTCTCGTCATCCATCAAATACATACCGTCGATAAAAACGGCATCAGGCTGGTACTCCTGAATCTTGCTAGAAATGGCACTCACTGTAGTGAGGCTGCTTGAATCCTCAGACATCATAAATGGGTGCATGTTCTTCATCATCCGCATGGACTTCTCTAGCCTGTTGAACTCTGCCTCTGACATCTGTCCGCTAAGGATGCGTTCATATGGGATCTTCGCAACCAAAGAGTAGAAGCGGGATCGCTGTTCAGCCACTGACATTTCAAACGATATGAACAGAGGCGTGAGACCGTGACGGTGACAGGCGTTAGCCATAATCAACTCAAACAAAGATTTACCACGCTTAGGCTCTCCAACCATAACGACGAACTGCTGGGGGCGCAGACCGTAAGTAACTCGGTCAAGTCCAGTAAACCCAGTTGGGATACCACGTAGAGCATTGGGGTTGTCTCTCATATCCCGATACATCTTGAGTTGCTCTTCCCAACCCTCAATGATGTTGAAGTCGCGCATACGAGCAGTCTCTGTGCTGGCAGACTGGAGTCCTTTGGAAAGTAACTCCATAGCCTTAGAGACATCGCCCTTATCAAGGGGTCCCATAGCGTCGGACACAGCAGACACCACAGTCCTGTTCCTGTATGCGTCAAGAAGTTCAGCGAGCAAGCCACTAAACGTTTCTCCTGAGGTGTCCTCAATAGAGATGTCACCATACGCTGTATGGAAAGCGCGCTCAGTCGGTACCGACCCGTGCTCATTGTTGTAGGAGACAACCCACTGGTAAACGTCTTCCCAGTCGCCAGAGAAGTAGACAGGTTTGAGACCCTGCTTGACTGCCTGCTCAAGAGACTGATCTTCAATTATCTTGCTGATTACCAGATGCTCAATAGATGCCATTAGATACCAAACGTCCCGTCTGTCCGGACAACGGTAGCCCGGAACCCTAAAAATGCCGCATCGTCTTCGTACGGCGTAAACAATGTGTGTACGTCACGGTTGTATTTAAACTCGTCACGTAGCATTTCAAGATCCTCAAAGGGGAATACCGAAACGGATATTCCCTTTCTGGCAAGCCAGTGCTCAGCGGCTTCAGCCAACTCAGGCTCCATGTAGGTGTACACCTCCACGCCCAGTTCCAACTGGTTAACCATGTGATACAGCGACTTCAGTGGCATTTCGTTGGTCCTCCATCGACGTACCTCTGACCTAACCCAGTCGTCTTCTTCATGCTCTTTGCCACGTCGGAAGAAAGAGCGCCTGCTTTCCTTCCGCTCCTGTCTGTTTATAATCAGGTCTTCAAACCAACAGGCAATGTGCTTCTGCACGGTGGGGGCGATGTCACCTTTTTCCACGGATGACCTCATGGGAAAAGTCAGCAAGAGGATTGGCAAGGCGAGACCCGTATCTACCCTTGATGTCCTGAATGGACAGTCTAGACGTGATAATAGTCGCCTTGCTCTTATCGTAACGCTTGCGAATTAGGCTCCCCAACTCATGGCTAGCGAACTCTGTCATGCGCTCTTCACCAAGACCGTCAATGACTACGATATCGAACACGCCCTTAACGTACTTCACAATATGCGGGCTGGAGTACATCTCAGGAAGCACCCCTTCATTATCAAACGAGTCCTTGATCATCTCAATGTAGTCGTCGGCCTCTAACCAACGTCCTGAGCATGAGTGTTCTGAAACGAGATGCTTGAGAGTACTAGCAGCGATGAGGGACTTACCGCATCCCGATGGACCCTGAATAAACAGGTTGGGAAGTTCATTGTTGTGGGGGCAGTGGTGCCAGCCATCCATGTTCTCCCTAATACGCTTAGGGATGTGGGTATGGAACAGCCGTTCTTCCGTCGGCCTATTCCTCCACCAAGCCTCACTCTTCCACTCTAGTGGTGTGCTGTAGTTCACCAAGACTCCTTTTTCTTCGTGGGTACTGCCAAAACTGCCTGTTTAACTGTCTCGTGCTTGTCTCTAATACTTTTAGGAGAACGTAATGACGACGACAGTTCTTTTGGAAGTTCGATGTTAGCCAAAGAACCCCGCTGGTGTCCAGTACTGTCGTCATTGTTTCCCAAGTTCCATAGGATGAGATCCTCTAGCGCAGACAGGCGCTCGGACAAATATGGCTCAGGATCATCTAATGCAAGAATGCTTGCCACAACGTCGGGATATCTAAACAGAGATTCATCTGAATTTAGCAGGAGTGCCTTTCGACATTCACGTGGGTCGGTAAGTGAGTCACAGTCGTTTGGCATACCGTCAAGCAACCACTGAATGATGGGGTCGTCCTTGTCCACGTCGTGATCAACCATAAGCGACTTCTGTACCTCTCCTTTACAAAACAACATAGCGGGAAAGTCGGACTGCCCTGCTGGTGTTTGATAGAAGCGGTCAATCATAGATTTCAATGTAGGAACTGTGAACCCTTGCTTCAGCCTTCTAGACAGGTGGTTCGCTAGAACTGCCCTGTCTTGGTCGTTGAATCTCTGACTCATCTGCATGTTTTTGTGGTATCCGAAATAGTTCAGGAGTTCATTGATAGTCCTGTTACCTCGGGGACGTGGGGTGGGGGGAGCGTCCTCCCACACACTTGTCGGTGAGTCTGGATCTGCGCCGAATACCGGCATTGTCACTCCTGTTCTAGTGGGGAGTGGCCCCCTGTCCTGTTACGTTCAAGGGGCCACTCTACCCAACCATGAGGAGACACCACGTGCGTGATGCACTCGTAAATATACACCAATACTTTGTTAGACAAAGTGATACTCAGTCTTCCATACGTGCGAGAGACTTGAGCATCCACAGGCGCGCCTGCCCCAACGCAAGATGTGCCATGTCAGACTCAAACCCCGGTTCGTGAAACTGCATAAAGTTGTTGATCAAGTTGATGATCTCCTGATCCCAGTTGGGGGCACTGACACTCTTTGAGTCGTCTGCTACGACTGGAGTGTCTTCTTCAGTAGGAGCCTCAACCCCAAACAGTTCTTCAATGATCCCAGACTTTGTTGAGCCCTCGCAACCACGGCGCTTGCCGTAGCGGACTACAGCCGCCTCGGCCATGCCGGACAACTGGTCCTTTGAAAAGGACATATCGTCATCCTCTTCCGGTACAGGACTGGGGGCTGGGGCGTCTGTTGTCTCCAATACGATTGGCGCAAGTCCGTTAGTAAGTTCCAACACCTCTACGTCTGGGCATGAATCGAAGATGCGGTCGATAAGACCTCCCTCTTCATTCTCCCCGTCATCCCACAGCAATAGAACTTTGCCGTCGAAGTTCTTCAGAAGACTCTGCTCGGGGTCACGTACTTTCTGCACTACCCCGGACTCGGAGTCACGGAACGCACCGGGAATCTTCTGACCATCTACGTACAGCATGGTAAACGGAATCTCATTATCCAGAACGTAACCGTAGACGGCCTCGTAACTTTCTGGAACTGGTGAACCAGTCCATCGAAACGACAACTCATCTCCGGACTTTAGTAGATCCCGCAGGCTTTCAGTGATGGCCGTGGCTGGGGCAGACCCTGATCCAATTACTACGTGCTTCATTGCTCCTCCTTGGTTGAGAGGGCAACTATAGCATCACACCCGGTAAACCGGTCAAGGGGGGTTACGGGGTGTAGTCTGTGGTGTTAGGCGCTAGGGCCTCAATCAAGTCCTTACCGCCGACGTAGGAGTAGTCGTTTACAGTAAACCTGCTTACCTGAGTAATAGGCAGTGAGTAGGAGATGTAAGAACTAATTGTGGATCTGGTCCTACCGAAGTCCTCTGTGTACACAGACAATGATGTGTCTGCGTTTTTTAGCCATCGATAGTCCTTGATGCTTGACGAAGCACCAAAGATCCAGTTACCCAATGCTTTGTCTCCGTCAAAGTAAGAGCCAACATGATTTCTTTCAATCAGGACTTTAGACACTTTGAACGGTCCGATATTTCGGTCATCCACCAGTTCCATGTCAACCAAAAACTCTAAATAGCCAACGGTCCAGTTAGTTTCAGAAGCGTTACTGGTTATCTTAACCTCAAAGGTACTTGTGCCCCCATACGGCGTGGCGTTGCTAACCCACCCCATGTGGTTACCGCTGGCGTCGACTACTCTCGCAGAGTGAATCGTAGAATAAACAACGTCACCAACACGGTAGTTAACTCCTTGCGTGCTGTGTACGGAGAAACACACTTTGTCGCCAAGTTTTACAGGTACAGGGCTGTCGATGCGCATCAGAGCGTGGGTTATACCTACAGAGGCACCAGTGTTACTATAGGTAAACTCGTTGGTGCTTTGAGTGTAGGAAATGCTAGATCCATAGTTTGTGGCGCTGATACCGTTGGCATACACGTGAAACTCAATGGTGTCCCAAGTAGTGCCCGTACCGTAGGCCATCACGATGTCTCCGATACCAACAGAGAACCCACCAAAGGTACCGCTGGCGGAGCACGTCCACCACATACCTGACCGGTAAGTAGTACCAGTTGCAGGCTGTGGGTAGGTGCCTGAGTTACCTTGCACGAATGCCGTTGGGTCGAATGTTCCCTGTTCACGTATCGGCTGTAGACGCTCACGCTCCACGTAATGGGCTGGGCGAGCAGTTAGACCTAGCGGTGACCCGATCATCTTGGGGTCAGGAACGTAATTGACCCTCTGTGCGTAAATGTTTATCTCACCATTGGTGTAGTCGATGTCGACGTCGCTATTCGCTACCGCTTTTGTTATGTGAGACAAAGCATTTGACGTCCCCTTGGACCTGTTGTAGTACCCAATATCGTTTAGGATATTCCGTAGACGCTCTGCACCTAGATCGCTAGCCAGCAAGTTAACACCGGTTTCGATTGACAGAGCAGTCAATGCTTCGCTGTCGGCAATCATTGGGTCTTTAGATACCTCAATGTAGTCGACAATAGTCCTAACCCTATCCATCTCAAATCCAAACACTGAGAGGAAGCGGTACAGGGGACCCACCTTAGAAACGTAGGAAGGTAAGCCGCCTAGAACGTTTTCTACGTAGTCGTCCTCGTACCCGTTGACGCTGCCGAAGTAGTCAATGGCGTACCCTAAGTCCGCGTCTTGTGAGCGGTAAAACTCAGGAATACGGTTCCACAGGACCTCTGTTGAACCGTAGTTCTTAGGGGGCAAGATCTTGAGAGAAGCAAGACGAGTGTAGTAGTTATCGTTGTAGTCGGTTGAGGCGTAATGAGCAAACAGAGAATAGTAAGCCCACTTACCCTCAACAACTTGGTGAGAGTAATTAAATGTAGTACGTGACTCACTAAACAAAGAAACACCAGATTCCACAGTCTCGGGCTCTCCGTAGGGAGAATACCTTATAGAGATACCTATGATTGTGGGTGTGGCGGGAATGTTGGCAGGAACAATAATTCCTCCGAGTTCTCCCTGATAAATATCGCTAACATTCCATCGAAGATCGACAGTACCGTACTTAGTAGCAGTTGCCTCTAAGAAGTTGTCACCCTGTTGCGCAGGGGGGAACTGCAACCCGTCTTGACGCAAGTAGTAGTCAGTATCAGTACGGGTACCGATACTGGACTCGTACTGTAGGTAAGAGCCTTTATCTGCGTCTGTCTTACGTAGAGTAAACGATACGCGAGCCATTAGGTGCTGACCACCCCACCGGCCATGTTGATAGTGAAATATCCCTTTCTAGGCAACTTCACGGAGTCAACGGCAATGGAGGATTGTAGCGAGGCTGAGCCGTCTGAGTCTTTATAAAAAGCGGTAATCGATGCGTAGTCGACACCGCGAACATTAAGAATTGTCCTGTAAATTTGCCCTACGTTTACTGTCTGGCCAAATGTCACTCTGTCAAACGAGAATAGTGAGTCAAGGGCAGCGATTACATCGTCCTCAACCCACGATTGTACGAACCTAGCGGACACGTTAACATCTACTACTAAGTTTATAAGTTCCCAGTCGATAGTCGTTGCCGCAACAACGTCAACTCCGATCATGGACTTATTAGAAACCTCGGTTTCTACCGATTCCTGAGTGGACGCAGGGACTGCTATAGAGGTGGATAGGCCAGTAGCACCCTGCTCTGGAACAAATTGGTCGTCAGAGATTGGTGGGTGAGCGTAGATGGTTACAGTTGCGTTGTCGTTAGCAGTAGGGGGTGAAGCGTAGGCAACAGCGGCTTTACTTACACCGTCAATCCTCAAAGCAGTGTTGATGTAATCGCGACGTGTTACGGCCCTGTTCTGAGAACTAATCACAGAAGGAACTGAAGTTCTCATTGATGCTAGGGATTCTTCGTTTGCACCACCTGTAAATGCACCACTGCTGGAGATCGAAATGTTAGTGGGAGTCTGATTTAGAAAATCTGTTACCGAGTTCGACGGTAGGTTACCGGCAGCACCACTAGAGTAGGCGTAAGTAGCCTTGATTAGAGAGTTGGTGGGGGGAGGAAAGCCGCTTACGCCGCTACCAAAGATGATTTCAGACTCACCGTCTGGATTAATGCTGACTGAGAATACTCTGTCTCCCGGATTAGCGGTTGACAGACGTTCAACACGAGTGTACTTAATAGGCGAAGCGCCAGACTCGTTGACAGTGATCTCAATAGACCCAGTAACTACCTTGCCGTTAGCCAAGGTGTAAGACTGCCCGTCTACACCACTAGACAGGGTAGAAAGGATCTCGTCTACAACGATAGTTCCCTCATACAAGTCCACAACACCTGATCCGGGGGCAGATACAGAACCACCTGAAACGGTACCACCTAGACGGGTGTACACCTGATAGGTCTTGTTGTCGTAGCGGGCTACAAACCTCGTATAAGGAGCGATGTCGTAATCGCTGGCTCCGGTGTTAGCGAGAGTTAGTGAACCGACGGCGCTAGTACGACCACTAGGAGTGTAATCAAACAAGTTAGCCAACGCTAATACGGATTCTCTTTGGGTTGCAGTAACCAAAAAGTGCTCGTTGGCAGCACGGTCGACGTAATAATGTAGAACGTCACCCATCTGTGCCCACAAATCAACCATCAACATACCAAAGTCAGACGAGTCACGACTCGTCCACTCGGGCAGGACTCTAGTAGCGCGAGCCAACAAGTCTGCCTTGATAGTATCGTAATCTCGGCTGGCGTAGTCAAAAGCCATTAGAACCCAGTCTCCTCTGTAAGTGTGCCGTAGTTTATCTCGTAAGTAGAGGACTGTACGGTCGACAGCGGTGTTTTATAGTATACGGTAACTTTCAAAGCGCTGGCATTAAGTGGGTCCTGCCGGAAAGTAATGTCCACCACATCCACACCAGATATCTGGCTGGATATGTTTAGAACGGCATCTGTCTTAATGTCAGCCTCAATGAGTTCGTCAATGGGTTCAAACAGCAATCCCTGTATCCCTAGTCCGTAACCCTGAACGCCTATGCGTTCAATTGGCATAGTAACAAGGACGTTAAGTATCTTCTGCTCAATGTCTTTAGAGACACTGGTTACAGAAGACACCTTACCATTGGCGATGTTAAACGGCGCAGCAATTGTATACACCGGTCACCTCATATCTCACCACATCTTTGCCCAAGTTTTGGGTCCCACGATACCGTCTGCGGTAAGTCCATTACTTCTCTGCCACTTCTTCACGCGACTTTCGGTTCCGGGGCCAAACCAACCATCTGCTTTGGCTCCTACCTTTTTCTGCACCAATTCGACCATGTCCCCACGAGAACCCTTCTTAATTGGGCTTCCCGGATATACGGGGGTAGTGGACGAGGCAACCTCGGGCTCGGCCTTGGGGGCTGTGCCGTGGTCGCAATCTTTAACATGACCATCTGAGCCGGGACCCCAAATACCATCAACGTGGAGGTCGTGCTCTGCCTGCCAGTTCTTTACAGCCTGCTCAGTCTTAGGACCATAATCACCGTCTGCTGTAGCACCGACGATCTCTTGAACCTTCTTGACTTCTGCACCCTTGCTGCCTACTTGAAGCCATGGCTTCTTTCCAGCGGGGGCTTTGGGGGTCTTCTTTGCAGGCACCTTTACCTCTTCAGGTGCAGGACCAAGAGCATCTTCAAACACCTTGACGATACGATCTGGGTCGTCCGCAGCGGCGTTGTCAATCTCCCAGTGAATCCAATCTCCTCCGGGAGCGCCACTGACGGTTTTCTTGGTGTAGTCCTGCCAAGCGTTGCGGTCACAGCGCCATCCACGACCGTACGGCTTTGGGTAGTAGTCACACAAGAATTCAAGACCTAACTCGTCTGCGTGCTCCACAAGGAAGTCACAAGCGGCCTTAGCACTGTCATAGTTACCAGTACCACGGTAAGGTTCGCCACGCCAAGAGTTGTCCCCCGCACGGCCTGTGCCGTGGACTGAGGGCTTACCTTTACCGCGCATGTTGCGGACACCCCAAGTACCGTTATTCCACACACCGAAGTACGCTTCCAAACACTTAGTCAGAGCCTCCGCACCAGCACGCTTACCGGTGGCGTTGTAATCCCAACCGGTGTAATCGCGGGACATCAGTTACCTCCGAGGTTAACCGCCGATGCTGAGGTGTCACCGACTGGGCCTTTAGCCGCAGCAACGCTCTTCACGACGGAAAGGCCAGCAGCAACAGCAGCGGCCTTCAACGAGTCACCAATACCAACTGACAAGATGTCGACGGCGTTGGTACCAACCAGCGCAACGAGCGTCTGTGCAAAGGTTGCAACTGCGCGCTCAGCGACGTCTTTAAGGAACTTTGGTTCAAACATGGATACCTCCATAGATGTATCGGACATACATACCCTACCATACCGGTAAGCGGTTAGTGCGATATCTAGTTTCTGGTTATCTTTGCTCCCAGAAATGCTTCGTCAATCTCTTCCGACGTCAGATCACCGTCGATAGCGGCGGCGGCTAAACGCTGAGCGACATTGGCTACAGCCACGAATCCGGCAAGCAATGCGGCTTTGTACATAGGGATATCGCCAATAATGGCCGCACCGGAGATAATACTGAGGGCTGAGGCAGTGAAAGTAGCGAATAAGCGAATACCGATGTCGCCAGCAATACGCACTTTACTCTTCATCTGAGCCACCCCAGATGGCAAAGCCGATCATGTGAGCCACAATGGATGCGCCGCTGATCCACAGGGCGTATTTCAGGACATCTCCTGAGAGCGTAATTAGTACTAAAGCCGTACCGGATACCGTCCATACGAGGGCATATCCCTCTTTGAATAGTTTCTTAAACATCAGCGTCTCCTTCTGCCGCCTCCTGCGGGGGCGGCGGCGACTGCCGACATGGAGGCTGTTACAGCGACAACAGTTCTTCTGGTCCCTACATCAATCTTTGAGCCAGTGGGGACGTACGTATCAAACGATCCCTCAAACACGTTTACTTCGCTCTCAAATTCCTCTTTAACCTCGTCTGGAGCCTCGGATATAGCCGCACTGACGGCCTCTAGAGTCCCCTCATCAAGGCTGTCGAAGTCCTCATTGTCGATCACTTGGTGAAGTACTTCTACAGTTATTTCGTCTTCGTCACTCAACAACTCGCCCATTGACTCGGCAAGTTCTTCGTTCTGTATACGAGTAATAATAGCCGCCACAGCAGGAGCGGGGGCTGGTTTAGGGGGTTCAGTCGTAGTTGTGGTGCTTGTTGACGAGGTGGTTGTCGTTGACGGCACCGTCGTGGAAGTGGTCGAAGTAGAAGTCGTCGTAGAAGTCGTCGTCTGGGGGGCTGTCGTAGTCGTGGTTGTTGACGTAGTCGATGGCGGCGGCGGTGGAAGCGTTGTCGTCGTCGTGGTTGTAGTGCTTGTTGAACTCGTCGTAGAAGTTGTCGAAGAGGTCGTCGGGGGCACCGTTGTTGTTGAACTTGTGGTGGTTGTAGTCGGAGGCACCGTCGTCGTGGTGGTAGCGACGGTGGTCGTCGTCGTAGAGGAGGGGACAGGTTGAACCACCGGTACAGGAACCGAGGTGGTGGTTGTCGTGGTAGAAGTTGTAGATGTTTCCCATATCGTAGTTGTGGTGGTAGTCGGCGGCGGTGTGGGTACTGATACTAGCAGTTCTACTTGCGTAGACCAGCCTGAATACAGGCTCAAAGTGTCGTTATCTGACCGTACGTCAAATACGTACGTGCTGTCCAGACCGCCAGTATTCTCAAAGATACTGAAGGGTAGAGTGTACTCAGTATTTAGGGCTGTCTCGTCACCTACATTCCCCGTTGCTACGCCCCAACCGCCTCCGGGTGGTATGCGGAAGGATATGGCATACCTTTCAGGTTCGACGTTACCTGTGTTGGGGGCGTCCCAATCTAGGTAAACACCGTCTTCAGTCACCTCTCCGGTCAGGTTCATGGGAGGACCGATACTTTGGGGGACAGTGGTGGTGGTGGTGGTGGTCGATGCAGACGACAGGCCGAACTCGGTGATTAGTTCGTACTCACCATTGCCCCATTCCGGGGTGTTACCCAGTCCTAACTGGGTACAGCAGTACCCTGCGCGCAACTTGTAGTCACCAGCATCCAGCGTCGTGTAGATCTTCGACGAGACGCACTGGTCATTCGAGTTGTGATTTCCGTCGTCATCCGCGACGATGAGCGTGTCGCTGTCGTCATACAGCCACAGATATGGGTCAGCCATAACAGTCTCGCAGTTTGCGTTACTGTTACCATAGATAGTGACAAGGGTCGTCTCTTCTAGGGTGAAATACCAGTCAGATTCTTCGGTGACGGTGTAATTAGTGGCGCTCGTAACTCCCCCGTACAACAGAGAAAATACCCATATAAATAAAGGTAAAAAGGATATCTTACGCATACGGCCTCCGTATGCGTATACTACCTCAATTCTCTAGGCGTAGAGCAGTAATAATTGCCGTAATTCCAAGGTCCTACGCCACATTCTGCCCACATCACAGCACACGACTCAGCGTTGTACGCAAAGTCATCTGCAAAGGCGAAGCGGTCGTAGTCCTCTAGCAACTTGCCTTCATCAAACCAGCCAGACAGGTTGTTCTGCTGACACAGACCCCAAGAGTCATCACGGGTACGGGTGTTACCGTTATGTGCTGACGAATCACAGAGTGACTCACGGCTGATGATACGTAGCAGGTCCTTCACCGAGTCATCGCTGGCACCACGATCCCACATGGCTCTGGCAATGATGTTGGCCTTGGCCTGAGAACAACCACTTCCTTCTCCATATACTTCTGGAATAGAGCCAGTCCATACCGGAAGCGGTACGGCAGTGGTAGTGGTAGTGGTAGTGGATAAGTAGTAAGGGGTTGGCTCAGGTCCCCCCTCGTAATGTGGCTCTACGGTTGTCGTGGTCGTAGTGGGCGCTTGCGAGGTGGTGGGTGCTGCCGCTTCCACACGGGGGCTTTCGGTTGCTGGGGTTGGTCCTGTGCTTGCTGCATCTACTACAGCAGATACTACTATAGAAGTAGCGGCTAATAGGGCCAGAAACGTGAGACGACGCATTGGGGGGCCTCCTTACTGGTGTCTCTTAGGTAGTTCTAGTATACCACAATGTTACGATTGTGTGTCAGAAACCTCTGGAACCTCTGGAACATCTACATCCGGTAATACTGCGCCTGTATCTACGATCTCAGAAGTAGGTGCTTCGTCGGTGTAAGTAGTGTCCACAGTAGGAGGGGGTGACGTGACAAACGTACTGATAATACACTTGTCGCTAGACCTAGGTACTAGGCCGCCGTGTAAGTGAACGAAGGTTGCAGGAAACGTCACGATACGGCCAACTCTTGCTTCGCAAGTGAAGTCGAAGTAATCAAAGTAAGTACCCCCACCTTCTTCCACGGTGTTCAGGTACATAACGGAAGCAAGAACTCGCTCAGCCCCTCCGGGTCCCGTGAATGGGGCACCATCGATGTGAGACTTATAAAAGCCCTCATTCTGCGTATACCTCTGGTACTGATAACCCGTGTCCTCGCGTATGTGCCACTCGTTCGTTAAAGGGGCATACTGTGAGATGTATTCAGCGAGAGCGACTTTGTACAACTGGTAGATAGCGCCGTCTGCTTGATTCAGGAACTCATACTCTTCTTGGTTTTGGATGTACTCGTTTGCACCCGTAATGTGTGCATCCATAGAGTGCTTGGTGTTAGGTAGAACACCGCCAAACGTCTTCCCCGGATGGTTGAAATGGGGGCGATCTTCAAAGAACTTGATGATGCTCTTGCACAACTTTTGGGGAAGTACGTTGTCGTGAATGCAGATACCGGACCCCTTGCCGAGGGGCCATTCCATTTTAGCCTTCTTAGGCATCAGCCGTCCTCCGATACCGCCTCAGCAGGCTTATCAACCTGCTCCTGCAACTTGGCAATCTGGATTGCCTGTACGCAGATCGTGAACTCCTTGGGGAACTGGCGCTGGAATTCTTGGATGACTTCTTCTGGTGAAATGTTCATGTTGTATACCTTATCTGGTTGTAGGGGGTCCGGTCAAGACCCCTCTAGTGTAGCGAGTCTGGCGGAAACCTCGTCTAACCTGTCGGCTAATTCCTTGATTGCGGAGATCATAATGGCTTGAACGTCAGTCCCTAGTAACGAAATAGCACTCATGTCTGTGAATTCTTGTCCATCTGAATTGCGGACAAGTACTCTCCCATCTATGGCACCTACCCACTCGGGTCGTACCGCTTCAACCTCCTGAGCGATCAAGCCAATTTTAGTATCACCAGAATCATCAATTTCATCGCAGTCCCAGACGTAAGTCACAGGATTCAATTGTCTTACAAGTGACAGACCCCCGCTGTACTGTTCAATGTTCTTTTTCAGACGTTCATCTGATATGTTATAACTATAAACGGATCCGTCTACTTGCACATTGCCACCAACGTGTAGTTGATAATTGGGGTAGGTCTTGTTGATGCCTACATAGCCGTTGTTACCGTTAATAACCATACGGTTTGAGCCGTTGACGTAGAACTCTATGTCATCATTGCGATCGGTTTCTATACGAATGGGGCCATCATCACTAAAGAGTGACAAGATAGCATTGGAAGTATTATTGTACCCCACCAACCCTCTGTCAATACCACCACTCTGAAACCACAGTTTGCTGTTGATGGAGTAACTGTTTCCCCCTGTGTCGTTGATGTGGACAACTGCTTCTGTAGAGTTGGCAACCTCAAGAAGTGCTGAAGGTGTCGTTGTACCGATACCGACATTGCCATCTTTGTTAATAATCATTTGGGTAGCGGGTATTGACGACGACGAGGCACTGGTTGTCTTGAATGTGATGCCACCATCGTTGTCGTTTGCACCACCAGCCGACCCAAGTCCGATAGCCGCAAGAATTGATTGGTCACCACGATCTACCGCTGTAATGTAAACTTCTTGATCGCCTGCGTTGAAGTTTGCTTCCAACCGAAGTGCTTCGGTATTGTTAGTTGTCGATATTTCCAGAGGGGCTGAAGGCGTATCTGTACCGATACCGACACGGGAGTTTGGAATATCAACCGTGAGAATATTTGTCCCGCTACTGTTTTCAAATGACCAAGCATTAGGAGTGGTGCGGTAGTACAACGCTGATTCCAGCGACCCGCTATCCCATACTTCCAGACCGTGAGGGCCACCCTCCGACTGTCGCCCGAACACAATTTGCCTGCCAGCGCCAACGATGTCGATATCACCATTCACGCCGAGAGGTGTCTGTGGTGTCGTTGTACCGATACCGACATTGCCCGTCGTGGTGAGTGTTGTTAAGTCCAGAGAACTAGTGTTCTCAAATACTCCTGTAGTTGCGTTGTACGCAAGAACATCATTGTCAGCAAGGTTGGTGTAAACGATGCCTTCGTCGTTAAGAATGTTTGCTGCAAGTGTGGGGCGCACGAACAACTCACCGTTCTGGGCGTGTGAGTTGACTACTGCGGCTACAAGAATGATGTTGTTGGGGGCACTCGGCGTAGTACTAGTCAGACCGCCAGTAACAGTGGGCGAGGCATACACCACGTCACCAGCAGACCAGCCGGGAGTAGCAGTGTCAATGCCGCGTACGGCACCGAAGTGAACGACATAACCGTCGTCCCCATCAGGAATATCGTGTGCAGTGATACCCATAATGTACTCAGATGGGTATGTACCGTCAGCGAGGAAGGGGGCCATCTTGAGGTGACCAGACGCACCTAGAGCACCGTCAAAGCGAACAACTGTTCCCTTGTCGATCTGCGCCCCCGTCTGGTTCTTAGCATAGTAGTACACCTGCTGACCGACGTGAAGTACGGCGTTAGAACCATGCAGGCCAATATCTACTGTTCCCCAGTCCTCGTTCCACGCCAGCAAGCCCTCAGACTCAACGACAACCCCTGCATCTATGTCAAACTGCAATGAGTCTACGAATGAAGTGTCATCGCGATATGTGGGGGTTACGACAGCCGTCAACCACAGAAAGTCCAGACGGTCTCTAGAAACTGCTACGAACACAGAAGACCCAACGTCAGGTACATTCCAAAACCCGTCTTCGTAGGTCAAACCTAGGCTGGGTACGTCTACGACACCGTCTGCACCCAACAGCGCTGGTATGCGCACCTTAGACAGACCCGTAGCAGGGTCGGAGTACTGTACTACGCCACGGTGTACTTCAAAATCAGGAGTAGACATTTACGTACCTCTTAGACGGCTTCCACATGCCTAGATTGTATCTAGGAGTGGGGGGCGTTTGGAACGACTCTAAGTTGTAGAAGTCTAACTGTGAGTTAGTGTTCCTGACTATCTCCAGTTCAGACACAAACGCATCTGAATGGAGTTTGTGCTTAACTGACTTGACATACCAGAAACCATCAAACTCACCATTGTAGTTATCGATAGAAACTACTCCACCGGGGACGCAGCCTGCTACACCGAGCACCTCTACCGTAGCGAGGTAGTCGTAGTCCTGCTTATTGGATGACTCCATGATCCTGATGGCGTGCTCGTAACTATTAGCGAACTCAGATATACGGTTCTCGTAGTAAGGAACACCGTTATCAGGACGAGTAATTTCCTTGGTTGTCACATCATAAGTCTGTAAGGTATCCGACAGTACTGCTACAACGGTATCCATGTATTGCCCATCCGCGTGCCTACGGGCGAATGACCCATCAAAAGAAAGGACCTGACCGGGGGTTGGGGAGATATCTCCACGGTTGGCCGCGACAGTAGTCAGACGGTGGTAAGACGACTGCCTACCAACAGACTTGTATGGATCGTAAACATGCACGTGAGTACCGTGTGCGTTAATAGACAAGCCCAATAGATTGCTGTACCTTACCAAGAACTGCCAGTCAGATTCGTTCGTCTGCGTCAATGTTCCACTGGCTGGCTCGTAGTTAGGTACGTCAGCACTAAATCCGTAGTGAGACGAC